AAATTGTATGATGAAAAGGTATATAGTGCTTTTGTTAAAGATTTTATTTTACAGGAAGACGATGCATATTTTGCTATTCAAACAGGAAGTAATCCTGTTTTGTTTAGTGTTGACACACTTGTAACAGACGGTGATAAGATTTCTTTACAACTGTTTGAGAACGCGACAATTTCAGGTGGTACAACTATCAACCTTATAAATAGAAATAGAGTTAGTTCTTTAACATGTAGTGCAACAGCAGTAAAAAATCCAACCGTAACTGATGAAGGTTCGCAAATTGATGAACTCTATGCTGGTGGAACGTATGGACCCGTAAGTAAAGGTGGCACAGAGTTAGAAGCTATTTTGCCATTTAGACTTTTACCAAACACGACATATTTAATAAAAATCACAAACTTAGGTACAGTTGACACGAACGTATTGGTAAGGTTTTCAATGATTGAAGATTAAGTGAGGTGAGAATATTAGTGTAAATATAGAAAAACATGCAATTGGAAATGGTGTTTTGCACTTGGGTGATGCATTAGAAGTTTTAAAACAATTGCCTGATAATTCAATAGATACGGTTATCACAGATCCACCTTATGGATTATCCCAACATTCAGAGAAAACAATTAGAGAAGTGCTTGGGAAATGGTTAAATGGTGAAGAAGATTATGTTCCGAAAAAGAAAGGTTTCATGGGGAAGGCATGGGACGCATTTGTTCCACCACCTGCATTATGGAAAGAAGTTTATAGAGTAATGAAACCTGGAGGAACAATATTAGTATTTGCAGGTGCAAGAACACAAGATTTAATGGCGATGAGTTTAAGACTTGCAGGATTTGAGATAAAAGACACGTTGATGTGGCTATATGGTTCTGGTTTTCCAAAAGCGTATGATATTGCTAAAGGTGTGGAAAGTAAGATAAAACAAGGGTCTGCTAATTGGAGTGATTGGAAAAATTTGGATGGAACTTATTATAAGCAAAAAACAGGTTATGTAAAACTACAAGCAAAGCAAGGTTATAGAAGTGATTATTCAGGTGTTAGAAGTAAAGATATATTCTTAACTACTGAAGAAGCCAAACAATGGGACGGCTATAAATCTCACAGTCTCAAACCTGCATATGAACCAATCATCATGGCAATTAAACCTAACGAAGGAAGTTATGCTGAAAATGCCTTAAAATGGAACGTTGCAGGATTGAACATTGATGGTGCGAGGATAGGAGTATCAAAGCAAGACGTTGAAGAAGTCAAAAGAAAAGCAAATAAGAAACCAACCACCAACAAAATAATTAAGGGTTTTGGAAACAATACCTTCAAACAAGGAAATTGGGATATATCTAACGGTCGTTTTCCTGCAAACATTCTCTTAGATGAAGAAGCTGCAAAGATGTTGGATGAGCAGAGTGGAGAAAGTAAAAGTCAATGTAGTGCAAGAGGTGGTGTAACTAATAATAAGATATACGGTAAATTTGACTTACCAACAAGGTATATGTGCGGATATGATGATTCAGGCGGTGCTTCCCGCTTCTTTTATGTAGCAAAAGCAAGTGCAAAAGAGAGAAATATGGGGTTAAGCGAAGATTTAAAAAACATTCACCCAACAGTCAAACCATTAAAATTGCTTGAGTATTTAGTAAAACTTACTTCAATGCCAAACGAAAATCAGATATATCTTGATCCATTCTTAGGATCTGGAACAACCGCAATGGCATGTGAGAAACTAAACAGAAAATGGATTGGGATTGAGATAAACGAAGAGTATATTGAAATAGCTAAGAAAAGAATAAACGCAATTATTAAACAATTTAAACAAATCAACAAACAAGACTATAAAATGCCGTTGTTTAGAAGTGAGGTGAAATAATGGGCTGGTTCGACTGGCTTTTCAGAAAAAAACAAAAAACGAATGAAACTCAAATTCCACCTTTTACGGTAAGATATCAAACATTCAAAGATGCGCCATCAAGAACTACCGAAGAGTATTTAAAAAACTACGGTCAGGTGGTGACGGTATACTCTTGTGTGCGTGTTGTTGCGCAAACTGTTGCAGCTGCTAGTTGGAGATTATACCGAGTGACAAATAGTGATTGGCAAGAAATAGATGACCATATTGCGTTAAAGCTTTTTAATAATCCAAATCCATTTATGACGCGATATGAATTATTCTTATTAACGGTACAACATCTTGAATTAACAGGAGAGGCAATGTGGTTATTAATCAAAAATAACTTGAAACAGATTATTGGGATTGTACCTTTGAACCCGACGAAATTAACTTTGAAATTAAACCAGAATAATATGCCAGAAAGCTGGGAATACAATTCGGGCTCGAAAAAGATAAGGCTTGAACTTGATGATGTTGTATTCTTTAAATATCCTAATCCTGCTGATGTTTATAGAGGTTTATCGCCACTTGAAGCTGCGGCTATTACGGTTGATTCAGATTACTACGCAACACAATGGAACAAGAACTTTTTCTATAACGCAGCTGCTCCAAGAACTGCATTTATAACCGATAAACCTTTAACTGATGAACAATTTAAGAAATTAAAAACAATGATAGAAAAGAATTTCAGGGGGATAGACAACGCGCATAAAGCAATTATCTTGGAAAATGGTCTTGATGTGAAACCGTTGCAATTGTCTCAGAAAGATATGGAGTTTTACAATCTTAAAAAATTCAATCGTGAAGAAATTGCAATGGTATTTGGTGTTCCATTGACTAAGTTGGGACTGAATGATAACGCAAACAAAGCAACTGCATATGTAAATGATTATACATTTGCAAAAAACACAATAACACCAAAATTGGTAATGATAAGAGAAACGTTGAATAAATACTATTTACCTCATTTTGAAGAAAATGTTGTTTTTGATTTTGATAGTGTTATTCCTCAGGACGAGGAGTTTGAAGTTACAAAACATGTGCAATATGTAAAAAATAACATCTTAACGATAAATGAAATTAGGGCCGAGCTTGGTTATGAACCTGTTGAGTGGGGGGACGAACCAGCACAACCTATTTTGTTTGGTGTTAAAGAACCCAAGAAAAAGGGATTAGACAAAGAAGAAAAATTAAAATACTGGGATGAACTGGTAGCAAAGCAGGAGAGGAATGAGAGTTTTTTTAAAGGTTGGGTCGCAAGAAGATTTACTAAGCAAGAAGAAATTGTATTAGAGAATTTACACGAAACTTTAAAAAACAAACATATCACCAAACTCACTCAACCTGAAGCCGAACGATTAGCGGAAGAGATACTAAGATTTTTGTTAGAAGACAACGAAATAACACTTTGGGCCGATTATTATCTTAAACAAATGCCAGAGATTTTTAGTGATGCTTCTGAAGATTATGCTCAAAGGTGGGGACTGTTTGTTTCATTAAGCGGTTATGATGAGCGTGCAATGGAATTCTTGGAAAAGCGTTCACAGAAATTTGCTACATTAGTTGAAAACACAACTTACAAAAAATTAAAAGACAGTTTAATAAAGGGCTTTATTGCAGGTGAAGGAGAGAGAGATCTTGCTAAGAGAGTTGAAGATATCATGACACTTTCAAAAAGGCAACGAGCTGGAACGATAGCAAGAACTGAAATCTTTGGCGTAGTTAATCGTTCACATCATATGACACTTGTGGAGAACGGAATAGAAAGAAAAGAGTGGTTAACAGCGCGTGATGAGAGAGTAAGGCCAGCTCATTTAGACGCTGATGGACAAGTTGTAGAAACTAACCAGCCGTTTGTTGTAGGTGGGGAGCATTTAATGTATCCAGGAGATCCGAATGGAAGCCCAGAAAACACGATTAATTGTAGATGTTTGAGCTTGCCGTATATTGAATAATGCAATATAACTTATCTTATGTTGCACAAAGGAGGTGAAGCAATGGACAAGATGAAAGTCTTCAAGGATATGCACCCAGAGCTGAAAGCATTTGACGAAGAAAATCGAACCATTACAGCTGTTGCAAGTACAGAAACGCCAGATAGATATGGAGACGTGGTATTACAAGACGGATGGGTGCTTGACAATTTCTTAAAAAATCCTGTTATGCCCTGGCGACATGATTATCATCAACCGCCAGTAGCTAAGATAACAGACATCAAAGTCGAAAATAAGAAGCTTGTTTTTACCGCTAAATTTCCTGAAAAAGGAATTAATCCTTTTGCTGATATGATTTTTGAAATGTATAAAACAGGCTTCTTGAATGCTTTTAGTGTAGGTTTTATTCCAATTGAATACGAACAAAACGAACATGGTGGCTATACGTTTAAAAAACAGGAACTTCTTGAAATAAGCGCTGTACTTGTTCCTGCGAACCAAGAAGCGTTAATGATGACTTATAAGTCACTGTTAGAGCAAGGCAGGAAATCAGAAAAAACCGTAATTTCTGATACGACCGCCCCAGAGGGTGTGGAGCTTGAAAAGAAGGCAGATGTTAATACGTGTACTTCAGATGTAGAAGAAGAACCAGAAGTTGAAGGAAAAGCAGTAGTACCTTATCAAGACTTGCCACTTGCCGATATGGATACAGAATGGGACGCCGCAAAAGCAAGAAAGAATATTGCTAAATGGGCAAGTTCCGATGGCTCAGGAGATAAAGACAAGATGGATTGGAAGAAATACAGAAAAGGCTTTTTGTGGTATGATGCTGAAAATCCTGAAAACTTCGGCTCTTATAAGTTACCAATAGCCGATGTATTTGACAATAGACTTAAAGCCGTACCAAAAGCGATATTTGCATCGGCTGCAGCGATACAAGGTGCAAGGGGAGGTGTAGATATACCTGATGCGGATAAAGAAAAGATAAAGAAGATACTTGAAAAATACTACGAAAAGATGGACAAAACACCGCCTTGGGCTGAGGAGATGGTAGACATGGAAAAGATCCTTGAAAAACTCGATGAATTGAAAGCTGAACTCGTTGAAATTAAAGAGAAGCTTTTCAAACAAAAAGAAGTACAGCCTGAAACTAACGTTGAGGTAAACTCGACACTTGAAGTGAAACCTGAAGAGCTTAAAAACTTACTCAAAGATACCATTAAAGAAATCATGAAGGAGGGATAAGTATGGGAAACATAAAGGAACTTTTAAAAGAAGGACTTAGCGAATTCAAAGGAGAATTTTTAAAAGAAGTTGATGAAGTAGTAGAAACCAAAGTTAAAGCAGTTACACCAGAAGTAGTAAAACAAATCATTCACGAAATGCAAATTGGTCAAGTTAATAAAGTACCAGAAATGAGTAAAGACACCAAGAAAGACATGAACAAATTCTTTAGAGCCTTGTTCGAAAAAGACTTTGTATCCGCCAAGGCATTAAGTGAGGGTACCGATTCAGCAGGTGGTTATCTTGTACCAGAAGAGTTTTCCGCTAAAATAATTGATCTTGTAACTGAAAAATATGGTGTTGTAAGGCCAAAAGCCACCATTCAACAAATGTCTTCTGATACACTTAACTTCCCAACAATCACAAGCAAACCTAAACTTTCTTGGGTTAACGAAGGTAGCACTATACCATCAGATCAACCACAATATGGTCAGATAGTCTTGGTAGCAAAGAAAGCAAGTTTGATTATCCCTGTAACAAACGAACTCTTATCTGATTCAAAAGTTGATTTAAGTAGCATGATAGCAGATATCTTTGCATGGGCCCAAGGATATTCAGAAGACGAACAATCCTTGGCTGGCACTGGTTCTCCATTTGTCGGTGTATTTGGAAATGCTAATGTAAACACCGTTACTATGGATTCCACTAAAACAAGCTTTACAGATATTACAGCTGATAATTTACTTGATCTTGTATATGCTGTTCCTGCAATGTATGCTGGTAATTCTGTATTTATTCTCAACAGAGAAGTGTTGGCAGTAATAAGAAAACTCAAAGACAATAACGGCCAATACATCTTTGATCCAAGAGATAAAACATTATTCGGCTATCCTGTTCTCGAAAGTGATGTAATGCCAGGACTTGCTGCAAGTGCTGCTGATACTCCATTTGTAATCTTTGGAGACCTTTCTGAGATCTTACTCGGTGATAGATTACAGATGTCAATTGCGCTTGCAGATCAAGCAACTGTTGGAAGCAATAATCTCTTTGAACAAGATATGACCGCCTTCAGAGTGGTAATAAGAGAAGCTATTGCCGTAAGACAACCAAAAGCCTTTGCAGTATTGAAGACTGCTGCATCATAGAATTAAGGGTGGGACTTACCCGCCCTTTTTAAAGGGAGGTATTAATATGAAGAAGATGATAATTGTTTTGTTATTTGTAGTTTCAATTTTATTTGCGTTTTCAATTCTTGATAACACAAAAACAACTTTGATATTGAAACCTCAAAGCATAAGTGCTGTTGCAACTGGAACAGTAGTCAGTCTTAAAGGTTATGAAAGAATGCACATTCTTGTTGCAGGTACATTACCAGCAACTGAAACCTTGAAAATCAATGTATATAAAGGTGATGGAAGTGCAACCTCACTTATAGACGAAGCAACGTTGACTACAACTCAGGGAATATTAGAATTTGAAGTAATTCATGATGTTAATTATCCAAATATTGTTGTTGAAGCGGTGCCTTCAACTACCACAATTCTTAGTATTATAGGTGTATTCTATGGAAAATCACAAAGGCCATTTTAAGTAAGATAAAAGGAGGTTGAAATTTATGGCAGAAAAGCAAGTAAAGAAACCAAAGAAAATAAAAGTTAAAGTTATAAGGGCTTTTGTTGCAAATGGTAGGCACGAAATAGGTGAAGTTTTAGAACTCGATGAAGATACATTCAAAGCTCTTGGAAAAAGATACGTTGTGAAAGTCAAGGGAGATGATACTGGTGATAGTAACACTAACGGAAGTGAAAACGTATCTCAAAATAACAAGTGACGATGACGATGCGTTGCTTGAACAATTAAGAGCTGGAGCTGAAAAATTTGTCAAAAAATATTGTGGTAGAGAATTTGAAGCTGGAACATATACAGAATATGTTTTAGTAGAAAACGGGATAGGCTGGCTTGCTAATACTCCTGTGACAAGTATTACAAGTGCTAAGTTGATAGATGGCACAGAATTAAACATATATGAATACATGTCAAACGGCTATTTTAAATTACTCGAAAGCATTTCTGAAACTATCGAAGTAACATACGACGGAGGAGAAACACCAGACGATATAAAACTTGCTGTTTTACGATTGATAGAATATTACTATAATCGGCCAGAAGGAGTTAAATCTCAAAGCTTTGAAAACACAAATGTTACATTTGGCATACCAGACAATGTAAAAGAGATTTTAGACAGTTATAAACCTGTCAGGATGTGAGAGTATGTTCAGAATGAATAATTTGAGAGATTATGGGTTGCGGCGTCTCCCGCAGACGCCGATAACCCTTAAAGTACCAGATGGAACTTACACATTAGATCCCGTAACGAGAAAACAAACACCTAATTATACACTTCAACAGGTGTATGGTTATGTGGGATATTTTGACGAAAGAACGATAACAAGCTCTAATGATAAGCTGTCTTTAGAAAGCAGAAAGGTGATTCTTGAAAACGTAACTATAACACCTGATACAATCGTTCAATTTGAAGGGCAGGAGTATACTATAGCAACCATGCAGGTAAAAGGCAATATCGTTGTTTTAGGAGTGAATCCAAAATGATTACTAAAAGAGATGCTCAGGTAGAAATCCAGAGCAACGTTGATGAATTGAATAAAATTCTGAGAAGACTATCGGCTTTAGCGCCGTCGGTAGTAAAACAAATTATCAAAAAGATTGCATTTGGAGTTTTTAGAGATATAGTTGCAAGAACACCAATTGATACAGGACGTGCAAGACGAAGCTGGTCAATAGCACCATTGAATAATGGTTTTACTTATAAAATTTCTAACCCCACAGGATACATCATTTATCTTGAATATGGAATACAAGGACACCCTTTAAGTTCAGATCCTGAAAAACGAAAGAACTCTTTAAAGTATCTTTTTGCAACAGGTATTTTACAAGATAACGATGGCGTTATTGTTTATACATACACACCAAAAGGAACTAATTCAGAGGGATTTATAAGAAACACATTGCAAGAATGGGTATTAAAGGCTCCACCAATAATCAAAGAAGAGCTTACAAAATGGTTAATGGAAAAATTTAAAGGTTTAAGGAAGTGAGAACTTGACTAAAGAGCTTTATCTCAATATTATTTATTCTATTCGCAATTTCTTGTTCAACATCAATTCAACATATGAGTGGTATTTTGACGAAAACGCACCGATTGATAAAGATGACTTTATCACAGTAAGAGAAAGCATGAATAGAATCCAGGATGTAGTCTTGCCAAAGTGGAACGACTACATCTCCATAAATATTTATTCTAAGACACAGGTTGATACAATCGCAGCTGAGATTATCGAAGGATTACAAAACATGGTTATAACCATGCTTGATTTTTATGGCGGTACGCAAAATATTATAGGCTATCTTGAAATTGAACATATTGAAGACAAGTTCTTAACAGTCTTAGATACAGGTCATGCAGTGAGAAATCTAACGATTTATTACAAATTTTATGAGTAAGGAGGTTCGATAATATGGCAAAAAGCTATCCACTTAGAAAAGTACAGATTCAATTTTATGATGGTACCGAAACAACTCCTGCAACTTTAGACATCACAGGATATTCAGATTTACCAGATCTTCCTGATGTTATTATCAGAAGAGATCTTGATGTAAAAAGAGACAGAGGACAATTCAGTCACGTTGAGCTTGCAGAAGATAGTATAGACTTTCCAGAAGTATCTATTACAATTGATATGATAGACACACTTGTGACATCTGATAAAAATGCGATCGAGCAATGGTTTAACAAACATAAAGCAGCAGACGGTACAACTGATTTAGTTTCAACAAATGACGGTGGTGCAAAAGCAAGAGATGTTGACTCTGGAGAACTTAAAGATATCGGTTTACCAAGTGACATCTTTACCATTGGAATGAAGATTCTCTGGACTGATAGCGCAAATCAAAACGCACATGGTAGAGATTACAAATATGTAAGACCAATTCAGGCAACTGTTTCAGGAGATACAGGTGGTTTAAAAATTACACTTACTTTCCAGCTCTCAGGAACTTACACAGAAATCACTTCAATATAAGGAAGTGATGTAAATGGAGCTTAAGCAAAATTTTGACGTGATTATTAAAGACGTAAATGGTAATGTTATATATGAATTTCACAACGTAAAGCCTACGATTCAGGCTTCAACTGTAACAATTTCAGATGGAAAATTTGTAAAGAATGAAAAAGTAGTACTTGAATGTGTAGCTGAAAACGCTCTATCAGGTGAAATAAACGTTCTTGACACGGGGGAGTAATCCCCCGTTTTGGAGGTGACAATAATGTCAAAAACTTGGAATAAACGATACATAGATTTGAAAGTTGAAGAGCTTACCAAGCAGAATGTTTATATTGTAGGACAAGGCAACGTTGATAGGACAAACAAAGGTAAAGCTGATGGAAAAATAACAATTTATCCTTATACAATTATCAACTTACTTGGAAAATATGGTGATTTTGAGACAGATAGTAATGGTGATGGGGTTGCGGACGGGTGGTCTTTACCTTATAGTTCTGCGTATAATTCTGGTTCAATTGTTTCAGGATTAAAAGGAAATTCACAAAGAGTTACAACCACATTAGATGGTAGTGGCGGTTTTCATTATGCACAAATCAATTTTTTTTCGTTAAATTTACAATCTGGTGATGTTATATTCTTTACTTCGTGCATGAAGCGCGATTTAGTTTCCGATTTAGTTCGTATTGTTTTAGCAGGAACCACTTCACATGAATTTACACTAACAGGTGACCCCACATCTACTAATAATTGGAGCATGTTTTATAAAACAATAACACTTACCGAAGCAAAAAATGCATTAGGAATATACAATAGATATGATAATTCACAAACTGCAACTGTCAATACAGATTACGATATGTTTGCACTTTACAACCTCACAGCCATGGGTGCATTACCATACGGTTTACAGCAATACTTTGCACTAGCTGGCGTACAACTATGGGAAGATTTAGCAACTAATAGCAACATTGAAGCATTAGATGGAAGAGTGCAAACAGGTGAAGATTGGCTTGCAGAGTTGTTACCCTATGTGAACGGAATAGCTTCGCTTGGCTTTGCTTGGGAGGGGATATGATGGGTGTAATTAGAATAGAGAACAGAGGGAAGAATTTAATTAAAGGGGTACCAAATGTTTATAGAAATGCTGGTTTTGGTGTTCAACCTTATGGATATGGTGTGTTAATTACAGAAGATGCGAACGGTATGCTGGGATGGAGTTTAAAATTAAAACCAAACCAAACATATGCAGTAACCTTTACTGTATCAGGAACATTGCAATTAAAAGTTTATGAACAAGATTTTCCGTTTACAAATTTAAACACAGATATAGCAAGTAGTATTACACAAGTCGATGCAACAGATGAAACTAAATCATTTACATTTACACCAACTAAACCATATGTATGGATAGGTGTATATGCTGGTGGTAGTGTTGCAATTCCAGGGTCAATTTTGTCAAATATCCAACTCGAAGAAGGTTCTTCTGCCACAGACTACGAACCACCACGCAACGATTACATTGAATTTGATGGCGAAATGTTTGGAATGAATGGTATATATGACGAATTACACGATGATGGAACGTTAATTAAACGCTGGCAAAGAGAAAGTATAACAATAACAGCAGGATCAGGAACAGTTAGTAAAACAGGAACAGGAACTTGTATTCTTGTTGCAGATTCAGATGGTGTCCCATACGATGGAACAGTTTCAGGTACAAGTGTAACTACAGGTGCACCAGATGGAACTTATACAATTATTTATCAATTAGCAACACCAGAAATTTCAAAAATTCCTATACATTCAACAATGAAAGCCTTAGGGAGTGGACACAATCAATTTTTGGCAACGAAATATGACAAAGATACATTTACAGGAGACGGAGTAACAACAACGTTTAATTTAAGTAAGACCGCAAATAGCACAAATTATTCTGTAAAAGTAAACGGTGTTGAAATAACAGAAGGAATAACCAAAAATACTACAAGCGTTGTATTTGATACCGCGCCACGAAATGGTGCAATCATAGAAGTTTACTATAACGCAACACCAGAAACTTTATGGTGTGCTGCAATTAAAGTTTATGAACCATCGGGCACGCAAGAAACATTAAGTCAATTCACGGAACTTTCAATCACAGAAAACGACGATGTTGTTACTGCTAAATTCGACGATGGCACATTCAAAAAGGTTGTAAAGAGCAGAGATTTTACGGTAACATTGAACAAAGCCCTTATAGAGAACGCAGAAAACTTTATTCAAAAGTATCGAGATAAGAAATTCAGAATGATAATCACCAACAGTCGAGACAGTAGTGTTGAATACGTTGCAATGTGTGAATTTGACACAAGCAGGAGTAAGAATTACATGGACGGGTCAGAAAACATCACTATAAGATGTACAGATTTGTATGATTAAAAGCAAAAACACCAGAATAAGGAGGGGAACTATGGGTAAAGAGAAGATAGTAAACATTAAGGAACTTGCGAAAAACAGGGAAAAGGCAAAAGGCTTTTTTGCGTCAAGAGGTTATGCGGCTGTAAAAAGAACTTATATCGATGAGAAAGGAAACCAAAAAGAAGAGATCATTAAAATTGAAATTAAACCTATCGGAGACCATCCGTTGAAGAAAGAATTTTTAAACAAATATCCACAACCAAAGCCACCTGTAAAAAGGGAACTTATTAATATCGAAACGGGGCAATCACCAGCGGACGCAGGTGTAAGTATTCAAGAAGTCAGAACAAATCCAAAATGGAGATGGACTAATATTTACGACCAAACCGATGAGAAGTATCAGAAAGAACTTGAAGAATGGCAAAGGAAATTCTTGGCAATTCAGATGATGATTGTTTTTGATGTTGTAGAAGAGTTTGGAATTGACAAGATAGATGAATTTGAACAGTTCTTAGAAGAGCTTGGTTTTTCTGCAAATCAGATTCAAAACATAGCGGAGGCAATTAGAGACCTGGATTTTTTACCAAGCTCGAGGCAGAGCAATCAATAAGAGAGTTTTTTGAATGGGAAATCTTTGAAGAAGATGTTGAACATATTTCGCAGGGATTTATAGAAATGAAAATTTGTGAGGATTTTGGCTTCACTTATGAGTATTGGGAGAATTTGCCGTACAAGGAAAAACTACGCTATTTGTATTACGAAAAAATGAAAGCAATGAAAGAAGAACACGAAATCGAAAAGATGAAGAAACAGTCGCACCAACCGAAAGTGGGGTGATGTAATGGCTTTACTTGGAGAAGTATTCTTTAATGTAGGTATTCAATCTCAAAAATTTGATTCTGGAATAAAGAGTATGCAACGTTCTGCAAATGCATTTGAAAATACAATCAAGAAACTTGGGACGACTTTAGCAGCCGTCTTTGGGACGGCTGGTTTTATTGCAACAATGAAGAAAAACCTGGACTTGTGGGCAAAACAAGAAGAATCAACGATCAAGCTTACATTTGCAGTTAAACAATTTGCATCGGGTAATAAACAATTAATGACTAATTTACAACAATTAGGAAACTATATGCAAAAACAAATAGGCGTTGGTAATGAATATGTTGAAAACCTCGCAGCGATTGGACTTTCGATGGGCGTTACAGGAGATAGAATAGAGGATGCTACAAAAGCAAGTATTTTGCTTTCTAAAGTTCTTGGAACAGACGCACAAACCTTAATGAGAGGCTTCGCGCAAACATTAGAGGGTACAGTTGGAATCTTAGGAAGGTATGTTCCAGAAGTCAGAAATTTAACCGAAGAACAACTTAGAAACGGTGAAGCAATAGACTTAATTGTCAAGAAATTTACAGGACTTGAAGAAACATTATCAGGGACAACAACAGCAGCAATTGATAAATTTAAAGCTTCTCTTGGGGACATTGGGGAAGTAATGGGGTCAAAGCTTGCCCCCATTGTGTCAAAAATGGCCGATTGGATGTATGAATTCTCAAGCAGAGTGCAAGAAAGCGGTTCTGTAATGCAAACTCTAAAAGATTATGCATTAAAAGTCTGGGATAGCATGTCATTGTTAGGTAAGGGAGTTGTTGCATTAGTTGGAGCTTTTATCGGATTAAAAATAGCAAGTGCTGCGTGGAGCTTGTTAACAAGTGCTGTTATATCAGGTGGTAAATTGATTGTCAATGTGCTTTCTACAATCTTTTCATGGCCAGTGCTGATAATTGCTGGATTGTATCTCTTAAGAGTAGCTTGGAGGTATAATTGGTTCAACATCAGAGATACAGTCTTAGGTGCTTGGGACGCAATGAAAGCAGGATGGCGTGGTGCTTATGATGATCTGAAGGATGTTTGGCAAGATCCAGATCTTTCATTCCTTGAAAAAGTTGCTGCAAGCATAGGATTAATTGCGGGTAAAATCTGGAAAGGAACAAACGAATATGATGGTTTAGGAACAATTTGGAAAAAAGCCTGGGATAAATTGGTTGAAACATGGAAAAATCCTGATTTAAGTTTTCTTGATAAAATTAAAATTTCATTTGGAACATTAGCTTTAACTGCTTGGTTAAGTGCAAGGACAATTGGAGCTGCTTTAACTGATGCATTTGGTGGTGATGTAAAGCAATATATACAACAAACTGATGATGCGTTGGCAAAATTAAAAAAGACAATTGATGAGTTTAAAGAGGCCGATACACCAATTGAGAAAATGAAATCTGCTTTTGAAATAGCTAAACAACTTTATCAAATGCCAGCAACACTTGTGTTAAGCGGTTTTGTTAAAGCAGAAGATTTTGATACTACAGTGTTAGATGATATTGTCAATATTTTAGCAACTACATTAGGTGCAAGATTAATAACAGGCAGTTGGAGGATTGCATTCGGATTAGGATTATTAGCAGACTTTATCTTTAGTGATGGTGAAAAAGAAATTCAAAAGACAGATTGGCAAACGAAAGTATTTAACACATTAAAGGGTACTTTAGAAGCAATGGGATTTTTAATGTTGGTTACGAAAACTAAATTTTCTGCTGCGCTTCCAATTGCTTTGACTTTACAAATAGGAAAAGAATTATTCCTCGGAACCGGGAACAGACGCAAAGCATTAGAAGCATGGCGGGCTTGGACAGAATATGCTCAATATGGTGCTGAAGGAACTTTAAGACAATGGGCCCAAGAAAATTTGCCTGTAATGCTCTGGCAAGCTCCCTCAGATAAGCTTGCCGAAGTTGCAAAGAAAACATTTGAAGATACATTAGCGGGACTTTCTCTTGTTAATCAGGGAATGTTGCTTGGTGAAACTCTTGTTGCAGGAATTATTCTTGGCATTAAATATGGTAAAAAAAGCGTTACAGATACTATTAAAAATCTTTTTACAATTTCTAATACTTCTGAACAAGATTTTATAAATGCCGCACGAGAATATTCAAATCAATATTATCCTCAACATCAAATGGGTGGTTTTACTGCAAACGTTGGAATTGATCAAGTTGCAGGCGTTGTTCATGGTGGTGAATGGGTTGCACCTGCATGGATGGTTAAAAGATATAGTAGTTTAATTGGATTATTAGAAGCAATCAGACGAAGAGGTTATAAACAAGGTGGATTAGTTGGCTATCAATTCGGCGGTTGGATACAAGGCAAAACAGGGTTCACAATTGATGAACAAAATCAAATTGCATATTATCCAACAATGATTGATACGATGTGGGGACAAATAATAGAAACATTAATGCACGATTTAAAATTAGGAGAAGCAGCAGTAAAACAGCTTCTTAACACATTAAAAGAAAAATTTGGTATTGATTTACCTAATAATATTGATGATATCGTTTCGCAATTTGATGAATTACAAGAAGAAGCAGATAAGCTTAATAGTGAATTTGGGGATATGACTGAAACGGTTAATAATTGGCGAAAAATTCTTGCTGATAGTTCTGAATTACTTAAATATAACAAAAAAACAGGAAAGCTTACATTTAAGTCTTGGGATTCTATTTTTACAAATATTATAAATTCATTGGCAGGTTTCTTGGTTTCAATTGATAGTGTTAACAAAGTACTTAATCCGTTTACAACAATTCTTGACGAAATGTTTAGTATACTTTCACCAGTAATTGATTCTATCTTCAAACCATTTGCCGATGCACTTTCAACAATAGGACGATTACTCGCAGGAGTACTTGCACCAGCATTAAACGCTTTAAAAATTGCTTTGTATCCTGTTGTTTGGATTGTTACAGCGTTCGGCTGGGCTATCGACCAAGTTGTACTTTGGGTTAATAAATTGCCATTCATTGGTGGCTTTTTAACAGAGGCACAAAAGAAAGAAATGAGTAAATCAATCGAGGAAAGATTAGAAGGGTTTTATGATACAGGAACATCCCCAAGTGGTGAAGAGTTTACAGTAGGAAGTACACAACAAATTACAAATAACTTTAATTTCTATTTCTCAGATAACATGTTACTCACAGAAGACGACGAAGGTGCAAGAAGACTTGCAGAGCTTGTTGTCAAAGTACTCAAAGAGCAAGGAATTGAGGTGGTAACATGATGTTAGGAACTCTTCAAGTAAAACCATCTAAATTTCAACCTACAACAGTAATAAAGCAAAACAAAAATGAGGCCGTGGACGGTTCCGTCTACGGCTATTATTTTGGACAAAGGAAAGAATTTAATTTAACAATTGACTTTTTATCAGAAGAAGACAAACGAGCGCTTGAAGGTTTAATTGGCCAGAAATTTGAAATGGTACTTGATAACGGAGAAAAATACAATGTTAGAATTGATGGCCAAATTAATTGGACTCAGTATAGGCTTGCTAACGGTGAATATATGTATACAGCACAATTAAGACTCATTGAGGTGGTAGTATGATAAGTGTGATAATTGGAGGGCGTGATTATTCAAGTAGGGTTCTTGATTGTCGAATTGACATAAATGATAGCTGGTTAGGAAAATTGGTTGCTAACGAGGCGACCGTTCTCTTAGATAATTCAGATGATTTTTTTACACTTGATACAAGCGGAAATGTTCAAAATGGTTATTCTGAACTTGTTGAAGATGGCCTGACGGTAACTATCGATATCGACGGTGTTAGGAAGTTTACGGGTTATGTTCACCGTTCACCGAGATTAAGCGTAAATCGCAAAACAATTCAAATCAAAGCAAAAGATAAATGGAAACAATTCGATAAAAAATATTGTCAAAACAAAGTTTATTTAAACGCAAGCTTTTTAACGGTCTTGCAGGATTTGATTCAACAAGGTGGAGAAAGTCTTGGAAATACCAGCCTTGAAGATCCAGGGCTTACTATAACGTTTTGGCACGTTGCAGATGATAAAAAGCTAACTGATGCTTTAACAGAACTTGTTAAAAGTGTCGGTGGACAATTATATTATGATGAAAATGGAATACTCATATTTAAAGCTGGTTTTAGATCTGCGTTTTCTACTACAACCAAAGCAACATTTACAGTAAGTAAAATTTCAGATCTTGAACTAAGTTACTCAGGCGAAAAATACGACCTTGTTGAAGTAAAAACAAATTCAAAGGTTTTAAAAGACAAACTTAGACCTATCTATGTCGGTGCAACTGCTGATGACCCTTTAGATGTACCTTCAGCTGGCCTACCAGAAGACAACGACGATGGTTATTACGCTCAGCTTGATAAACCTATCTGGTATCTTGATGATTATGCAAACGTTGATTGGGAAGCTCCAAGCGGGGTAGCATTAGACCAGACAACCTATGAAAGCAACTTTCAGGATATTGCAAATCACGTTCCTGCAAATCCTTATAAATTAACACTAAAAATTACAAACACAACAGGGACAGATAAACAAGTCACAGATTTCAAGATTTACGGAAAAGAAGTTGAAGAAGAAACTTTAATTGCTTATTATCCAACGACTACATCTAACACAAAATATTCTTTTGAAAGTGAAATAATTCCAGATAAAGTATGGGCGACTGCATTAGCTAAATGGCTATATGAAGAATTAGCTGTTAGACCAGAAGTCGAATTGCCGATCACTTCTTTTTCAGAAGGTTTAAATTTTACAATCGGCGATAAAGTTATTCTTTATGATGCAAGTACTGGTTTATCTCACAGATACGTTATAAGGGCGATAAAAATTGATTACAAGAATTCAAAAATAACGCTTAGTGCTATTCAAGACAGAGATGCATTTGTAGAGCCTTCTGGTATTGAAAAAAGAAGTGTACCACAAAAGAACGTAATTCATGGTGAACAAATCATTGGAACTATTCAAGGTAGTTCTCAAACCACAAAATATAATCTAACTGATGATGTTTTAACTGTAGGTGCAAGTGTTGCAATGGGTAAAGAAGTTTTAGATGATAATACAGACGGTATTTCAGTAAATAACGGAAAAATTCAAATTAAAAGTAATACAAATAAATTGTTATTAGGTGCAAACGGAATTAGGCAAATTTATAACATTTCCCTTGTAGACCAAATTGATTCACAAAAAACATTAGAAATTCCAATTTATATTCCAAAAAATGCTGATGGTTCAGAAAATTCAACAGGTGTAGCAAGAATAAAGGTTAAGGCAGAAAAATTCAGGGCTTATTCAAAAGCTACAGAATATGGTGGCTCTTCTGAGTTAAACATTAAAGATAGTGGCACAACAAGCACAATATGGGATGGTTCATTAATTCAAATATCAACAACAGGTATGTCTGGTACACCTCTTACACCTAATGATATTACTGTTTCTTCGTTATCAGGTGGAAGCCATACGCATACTGCCTCTGTATCTGTTGATAATGCTGGTTCACATTCGCATTCATTTAGCGAGACCTCATCTTCAAGCGGTTACCACTATCATACTCTTTCTGGTTCGACTGGTGTTGAAGAGTCGCACACACATACAGTCCAAACAGTCTATGGCACTTCAACCACTTCAAGCGCAGGAGGTCATAGCCATAGCGTTGCTGGACAGACCGACTCAAAGGGTTCTCATACGCATTCTGTTAGTGGGACTACTGGAACATCGGGTTCACATACACATAATGCATCAGTAACTATTGATTCGGACGGTGAACATACTCATGATGTTCCAATTCCAGACCATCTGCATTCAATTTTATTGAGTGATTTGAAACATTCACATGATTTTTCAATTGATGCAACTGTAGATATTTCACATAAACATTCTTTGGACTATGGAATATATGAATCACCTGTAATAGCACAAGTAACAATTAAACATACGGATAATTCTGACCCACAAAATCCTATAACAACAACAAAAGGAACAGTTACAACAGATGATATGATAGATATAAATAATGTTCCTGTTTCTGACGGTGATGTAATAACAATTTCTGCTGATAATCTTGCAAGAGTACAAGTGTTTATTTTTGTAGAATACATGCTGTATTAAAGGAGGTTGATTATATGAAAGTAAAAATCACTTTTTCAACACAAGAATTGGTATTTGATAACCTTAGTGAGTTACGAAAAGCAGTTACCACCAGGCAGTTTTTTATTGGTATTAAACAAGTTGATGTTCCAGAGTTACCAAAATCTGACATTCAATTACAAATTTTAGATGACGACGACAACATTATAGAGGATAAAACTATTATAAACGTCACACAAAGCATTGATTATTTAGCGGGAATAACACACTTGCTACTCCAATATGAATAACAATTCGAAAGGGGGTTTCCAATGAAAGTTGCAACTTATGAATTTGAAGCAGAGTATGTTGATATCATCCCATTAGGTGATTTGCATTTAGGTTCAGAAGAAAGTGAGTATAGTAGAGCGCTAAACATACTTAAAGAACATCCAGACGCAAAAATTATCTTACTTGGAGACCTTATCGATAATGCAATAGTTGACAGTCTTGGTGATGTTTATACACAAACAGAAAATCCACACACAGCTGTTGCAGAAATTAGAGCTCTTTTTGAACAATACCAGAAACAGATTCTTGGTGTTGTAGGTGGAAATCATGAACGAAGAACATGGCGCAAAGTAGGAATTGACCCCATTGCACTTATTTGTGATCAGTTTGAAATACCATATGCTGATGACTTACTAATTGTTGATATCGGTATTAAAAACGAAAAAACCTGGCGAGGAAGCAAAGGACGAACTCATTACGCTATTGCCTGCCATCACGGGCAAAGCGGTGGAAGATTTCCAGAAAAATCCATGAGACAGCACAGATATTTTCAGAGTATGGTTTCTAACGTTGATGTTTATATTACAGGACACACTCATATTCCGCAAGCAAGTATGACTGCTGTATATCGTTATGATCCACGAAATAAAACAATTGGCATTCAAAACATGCAACATATTACTATTCCAGCATGGACACAAGAAAAATACGCAAGACAGAAGCTATTACCTCCGAGTTCTGAAGCGTTTATTTTACTCAGATTGTACGGTACAAAGCAAAAACACCACGAAGTATTCTTGAAACCGAGGTGATACTATGAATTACCACGACAAAATCATTGAACATGATGTTAGAATTGGTGCAGTTGAAGATGATATTAAAGAAATCAAGGAAAGCATTAAGGAAATCAACACAAAACTAAACGGCTACTTAGACAAAAAAATTGAAACAAAAGTTAAATCGATGTTGGGTGGATGGTTTTTAAAATTGTTTTTGAGCATAGTAGGTTCGGGCTCATTTTTCAGCTTTGTTGTTTGGTTAATTGCCAGATATGCAGGAGGTAATTAAAATGTGCTCATGGTTAGATTGGTTTATTGTTAACGAGGCAATTAAACAATCCACGCAAGATACAGAACATATGACTACTACAACAGTAAATTTAACTTCAAAATGTCAAACAGATTTGTTGAAATTTTTAATTGTTATCTTGTTACTTGCAATAGCCTTTATTATTACTACCAAAGGGGAGGATTAGAAATGAAAAAGGAGATTGAAAAAATAATTGATAAAGTTTGTAAAGAAATTGAAATAGAACCAGCACTTGTCAAAGCAATGGTTGAAACTGAAAGTGCTGGAAACCCAAACTCTGAAACACTTTATGCACGAGGTTTAATGCAAATTTCAAAAGTCGCACTTAAAGAAATCAACGACCGTTATGGTTTAGACTATACTTATGACGAAATGTTTGAACCTGAGAAAAACATAAAAGTGGGAGCTCTGTATTTAAAACGACTGCTTGATTATTACACAACCAAATTTCCTTTTAATCCATTTGCCCTTAACTACGCAATCATGGCATATAATTACGGTATTGGAATAGTAAATAATTGGCTTCGAAACACAAAACCCGATAATCGATACATAGATGAATTTATCCCGAAAGAAACCAGAGAGCATCTCCTGGATGTAATGTGGTGGTATGCGTATTATAAAAACAGGAGAAAGGAGAGATAACATGTGGCTTTGGATACTTATTATTTACCTGCTTGGCTTTTGTTTCTTTGCTTTGGTAGGTGTTGCACAATCTGGTATTAGTGCAAGCATGAGCATGAAAGAAGTATTTACAATTGCAGCTTTATGGCCAATTATAGTGATTGGTTTGATATTTAAAAAGTAAGGAGGCGAAATTATGAATGAAGTTGTCCAAATGCTTTTAAGTGCGTTAGTTGGTGCGGTTCTCGTTGCCGTTGCTGGTTTTGTATTTGCAAAATCTAACGCAAGAAAAGTTGCAGAATGGATTTCAAAGCTTATAGTAAAATCAGTTTTAGGAAATGAAGCAAGTGCTGATGAAATAGAAGATGCTGCTGGAAGTTGGTTAATTGCAGTTGGAAACGAACTCAAAAAAATGCACAACATCGGTGACGAAGGGGATGAGAAAAACCCTTGACGGACTCTGAACTAAAAAAACAAGCAGATGATATTATAGATAGAGAATTTCTAAAGATTGACTTAGAAAAGAGATATGCAGAAGAAGAGAAACTCGGAAATGAAAATGGCCTTGCACATTTTTTGAAAAGATTTTTGAAATAGTTCTACAACAGAACACTTTTTATTGAAAATCGTTTTGGAACAGGACCGTTATATAAACAAAACATGAACCAAATGTAACTATTTGTCCGAATTCATATTTTTGACGCGATTACTGATATCAACTGTAACCCCCTCCTTTCCTGAGCCCCCGAGCTTCGGGGGCAGATTTTTCTTATATCATTCTGGATATTTTTCCCTGCCTATTTATTTCCCTTTCAAGTTCACATAAACCCGCATAAATACTATATTTCTCGTCTCTTTGTATATTCGCCTATAACCGCCTTTTCTAATACTTTCCTATGTTATTACATATCCTGTGTATAAAAACACCCTTTAAAATCGATTTAAAAAGGCGCTTTTTTGTGCATATATTATGCAATTTTTGTGCAATTATGCTATATTTTTATGCTAATTCTTACTCTAAAACATTTACTTACTTTTAACTTATATTTTACTTATGCTTAACACACATTATTATAAAAATATGTTATACTAAAGTTGAACTTGAATGAAAGGTCTTTGAAAAGTGAATAGCCCTGGCCCGAGTAGGGCTCACCAAAAAGGGAGATGACTGAAAGGGTTCAGGGAAGAGAACATAAAAAAACAATTGCCCACTCCAAAGTGGGTTCTGGAACTGGGAGAAGGTTCCAGAATGTGGGTGCAAGTCCCACGGTGGGCTTAGAAATCACTTTTAAAAAGGAGGGGATTGGTATGAGAAAACGCAAAATGCAAATGGCAAAGGAAGCTTTTAAAAAGGAAGAAAAACCTGTTGTGTTTTATCAATCAGGCAACTTTGAACAACCAAACAGAATTTCTATTTATGACGGCGAAGAAGTATATGAATTTGCGGTTGGGTATCCAAGCTGGTGCAAATACAAAAAACATTTTGATAAGCAAATAGAAAAGGATAAGAAATTTTTGATGGACTATTTAAAGCGCAAAGACTATGTCATACTAGATAACAGAACCAAAGAAGAAATTAGGTATATTACAGAGGAGGGATTGAAATGAGTGAAAAGGTCGAATTGTTGTTATTTAGTGGTTTTGTTTTATCAGAATTAGAAACTTTAGGCATAACTCAGGAGGATTTTGGAGATAAAGTTGCTTGCTATACATTAAAAAACAGAGGAATGGTGATAGATAAGATAGAAGCAGTTCATTGGGAAGATGCAAAAAAGGTTTTTGAAGAAAAAGGTTTGAATATAGACGAATATTTTGATCCAGCAGAGTTCACACTCTATTGGGACGGTGCAAATTGGGTTATTGAAGATTTAGATGAAGAATAAAAGGAGGGGATAAAATGTTGAAGATTGAAATAAAGTATACAACTGAGATGGAAAAGAATTTAGGATTAGATATCTTAAGTTTTGCTGGTTGTGACGAAATTCATGAGAAAGGTTGCAAATTAATCGGATATACTGATGTTGCCAAAGAACAGTATAAGATAATAGATGATTACATTTTTAGACGAACATATGGAAGTATGAAGGTAAATGTTAGTGAGGTTGACCGAAAATTTGCAACATAACAGAAATTATATTGCAAAGGAGGGGAAAAATGAAAATTTTAAAAGGATTATTAGTTACTATCGGTATAATCTGCTGTATTATTTTTGGTTTATGGTTCTCTGGTTGGGTTGGATATAATATTTTACGCATTCTTAAACCAGACATTGCACCACAGGGTTTTTGGGATTATGTAAAGCTTGGTTTATGGATAGGCTTTTTAAAATAGTACGAGGAGGGATAACATGAAATTGCTTTGGAAGGAATTTTGGAAATTACACAGAACAGCTAGTTTAGATGGAATGCAACAATTATCACATACTTATCTTATTGGGTGGTTTAACATTGAACATAATGACAAAACATATCAAGTCCATTACAACGGTAATTTATTTGCACCACATGTGTATATTGCAGTATATGACGTTTTTAGTAATAGAGAATTACCAGCAGTTGCTATCAGGAAAATATTAGCAAAGAGATCAAAAGGAACAAAAAAGGAGGGAAAGAATGCTTAAAATCTTCTTAATGGGTAAACAGAGAGCAGGGAAAGATACAACAGCAGACATTCTTGTGCGTAAATACGGATTCAAAAAGTATGCGTTAGCCGAAGGAGTTTACGAGGTAGCAAAAAAATATTTTGGCATGAAAGAAAAAGACAGACGATTGCTGATTGATATTGGCGAGAAGATGAGAGAAATTAAACCAACCGTCTGGACTGAATACACTTGGAAGCGTATTCTTAAAGATAATCCTGAAAGGGTAGTAATTTCAGATGTGCGATTAAGAGTAGAATATGTCTATTTAAAAAAACTCGGCTTTATTCCAGTGTATATTCATGCACCACAATATATAAGAACAAAACGTCCAGGGTATAATCCAGAGTTTGAAAACCATAGAACAGAAAACGAATTAAACCCCAAAGATGGAGAGTATATTATTAATAATGTCTATACATTAGACATACTTGAAAAACATGTTGATTTGCTTGTTGCTTCACGTTTAGTGGCCACAAAAAGTGATTTGGATAGCGACTTATTGAAAGCAAAGTATACACAAACAATATACAGTTATAAAATAACTGCAACCAACAAGGAGGTAGATGAAAATGACACCTAAGGATTTTGCAAAGAAATACAATGTTACACTTGCAGATGTATATAATGTGATGAAGGTGCTTGAAAAACGCGGTTTAACGTTTACAAAACAAGGAAAGAAGTATGCTTTGACACCTGAAGAAGCCAAAGCCTTAGATGAAGAATTATTACGCAGAGCAACACACTATGTTAGAAACAAAGTTACAGTTGCATTCAAGATCGAAGCAGGAATTATGAGAAAACTTGTTGAGCATTTCAACAGCAAAGAACTTGCTTATGACTTTGCAAATTTTGTAGTAGAACAATATTTAAAAAGGATAGTTTCTGGTGAAATCAAAGTTAAAGAATTGCAGGAATACTGGAAAAAATTATCTACTCTAAAAGGCGGTAGATAATATGATACATTACAATGGAATATTTAATTATTCACAACGTCAGCAACGACAATTACATTTTGATAACTTATTTGAATTTTTCAGCTATATAACAACAGTTTCTCGTGATGAACTCCTTAAACAGTTAGAAAACATGCAGTGTGAATTAACGTATTGGCCTATATATAAAAAGCCAAGCACGCTCGAAATCCCTTTATTAAAATATTTGCAAGCTCTTGATTCAAAAATCGCTTCAAGAGATACTGATATTCAGGCATGGCTATGTACTATAGGGTGTAAATATCCTTATATAACAAAAACAGTTGAGCTGGGAGATCTCGCCCCTTTATGGAGTATTGAGATAGTTTACCGTCAAAAACCTTCAGTATTAGTTGGTGGTGTCATACATACCAGCTTAGGATTCAGAATACTTGAAGACGAACAAACTAAAGCAACAACATATGAAATTTTAGACCAGTACGCTGGCCATATTGTAATTGGGTTTAATAACCTTGAATTAGCTAAAAAAGCTCAAAAATTTTTAGAGGAGGGGATAAAATGAATTTAGCACCGTACAGTATGTCAAGGGTTTTGGAGTATGACAGATGTCCAAGGAGGTTTTATTTTAAGTACATTGAAAAACTTCCAGAAATAGTAGAAAACGCAGGATTTTTCGGAGGAAAAGTACATGAAGCAATAGCTAAGGCTTTAAGAGGTCAAGAATGGGAAGAAACACTTGCTGATCTTCCTTACGATGATATGGAAGACGCAAAAATTAAGGTATTGACTGCTATAAAATATTCTAAAGATCTTGGCCAGATTGTAGGTATTGAAACAAGATTTGCATTGACACAAGACTTAAAAGTAACTGATTTTTTTGAAAAAGATGCTTGGTTTAGAGGCATTATTGATCTTATTGTCAGAAATAGTAAGGGTTATTATGAGATTTGGGATTGGAAAACTGGCCATTCAAAACCCACAAGATTTCAGGTTGCGTTGTACGCGTGGGCGGTTATGTTATTGTTACAACAACCAGTTACAAAAGCTGGATATATTCTTTTAAGTTCAAATGAAGTCCTTGAATTTGAACTAACACCGCAAGATATAGGCTTTGCAGAAATGAAATTGAAAAAGCTTATCAAGAAGATTGAGAATGATACAAAGTGGCAACCAACCCCAGGAAACCATTGCGCTTATTGTTCATATGTTAGTCAATGTCCGCTTGCTGGAGCAATCAAAGCAAAAGATATACCAGCCATTCGCAATGATGAAGAAGCCCAAGAAGTATTTAAAACTATTAAGGTTTTAGAAGAGAAAGTTAAAAAATACAAAAAAGCATTAAACGGTTATGTCGAACAAAAAGATACTGGAAAATTAAAACTTGATAAAGGAGAATATAAGCTTATGTATTCAAGTTATTTGACAACAAAGAGAAAAATCGACCGCAAAGAACTGCAAAACAAAGTTTTACAACTAATAAACAACCACAACAAAGACTTATTTGATTATGTAAAATTAGAGACAAAAGCATTGGAAGAATTTAAAGACGACTTACAAGATTTTATAGAAGAGCGCAAACGGAAAACATTTAAATATGTTGAAGAGGAGGGGTTATAATGGCAGAAGAAAAGAAAGAATTAAGCCCTTTTAAAGCAAAAAGCTTGCAAGAATACTTTGAAGCGGTAGGTTATGAACTTGATGTGCAAAAGCTAAATGAAAACATGAAAAATCTAACTAAACAAACAACATTCGGAGAAGTTGATCTGGTAACATACGAGGGGCTTGTACAAGCTAAAATTTATGAATATTTAAGATTTGGAATAGCACGCAGAGTTTACGAAATGATGTTAGACCAGGAAGCAAGAAGGTTAAAGAAACCAATCAATCAAGTGAAGATTTCAGAGGATGATGTGAAGTTGATTCTTCTTGAAATGGCAAGGGCTGAAATAGACTATGGCCTTAGACCACTATCACACACGATACCAGTTAACAATCAAATCTACATAAAGGCAGACGGTTTCTTGTTTTATGCTAAGAACTCAGGAAACTTGAAAGAAATGCAGTGGAAAGACAAAAAAGAAAGTGATGGAAGCTGGACTTCTATTTGTACAGTTATCACAAATGACGGTGCAACATACGAAGGGATTGCTAATGTAGTACCGACAGGGAATAAAATGGAAGACCCCGCTGAGAAAGCCAGAACAAAAGCAATGAGAAGAGCGTTAAGAAGAGCATTCCCAATAGGTGCAACTGATGAAATTTATGATGAATTTGAAGACAGACCTATTTATTCAGCACCCGCTGGCCCACAGGTAGTTGATCATCCCGCTGATGATATCCAACAACTTCTATCTCAGACTGTGCAACAAGAACAATCAGATGAACAATCAGAATCGGTAGAAGAAAAAGTGGAACAAAAAGAACAACAAATCAACGAAAAACCAAAACCAGAAATGCAAAAGAAAGACGTTAAAGATATCAAAAATGAGCTTTTCGGGGAGTAACGGGCTCCCCGTTTACACAAGTTATAGGTTTTCAATATAAGAAATATTATATTGCAAAAGGAGGAGTATGATGAATTTTGTGAATAACCTAATTGATACACTAGAACAAAACAAGATTTTACGATTCATAGTTAGGTATTTTCAGGGTGAACTTTATTTGTGTGGTTCAGCATTACATTTTGATAAACCGCGAGACATTGATTTACGTTTGATTATTTCAAAAGAGAATTTTGATAATTTCTTTTTGAACTCTGAAAATTGGGTGAAACAAGGGCAAAGTGGTGAATGGAAAGTGGAACGATACATTTGGGCACGTATTTGTGTTTTAATTACATCGATATTATCGTGGGATTTAGGTTTGAATATAGACTTTGAAATATATCCTCAAATTGAAAAATATAAAGTTGATGGTGTTTTGATAATGAAAAAGATTAATTCAAAAGGAGAAGAGGAAACAGTTAAAG